TGGAATCTGAAATGGAATCTGATGATGACATGGAAGATGGATATACAAGATTTATAATGGAAGAAGCATTAAGTGAAGAAGAAGAAGAAATGCTTATGTCCAAACTAGAACAAGACGAGGAACTATCTATGCTATTTGATAAAGTCATAGATGTTGCTCAAGAATTTGCTGGGTCTGGTCCTGTTGAAGGTCCGGGTTCAGGAGTCTCTGACAGTATACCTGCAAGGTTATCTGATGGAGAATTTGTCTTTACTGCAAAAGCTACAGAGCAAATCGGAGCTGATGAATTGATGCGTATGATGAAAGATGCTGAAGCTGCTGCAGATGAAAGACAAGGTTTAGCTGAAGGCGGAGTGTCAGAAGAAGAAGAATCACAATCTTTATTAGGTTCAGGAATCATGCAAGAAGATGAAATTGCTGAAGATGAACTTAAAAAAAGAATGGTTCAAGGCTCGTCTGATTACGTTAGAAGCTAAATAATTTATGGTAAGGCTACCCAAAGATATTTGGCACCTTACTGAATATTAACCCGAAAGGCTACCTTTACAAGAACAAGCCCTGCACAGTCGACAAAGCAGCTACCTTGTTAAACGAAGCCCTGAGTAAGGAGAAAGAAAATGACTAATAAAGTCCAAGCAGAGGATACGCCAAATCCTTATAATGCAAAAAAAGAATGGCACACAGAAGATAAACCTTTTGTATCATCAGAATCTTTGTATTTTGAAGAGCCTCAAAATAAACTTTTTAATAGCGATGACATTACTGAAGTCGAAGCTGAAGGAAGTGTAAATAAAGAGGAACTGGAAACTAAAAAGGATACACCTTATAAGAAACCAGACTACAAAAAAAGATACGATGATTTAAAAAGACATTACGATAGTAAACTTAGTGAGTTTAAAAGTAGGGAAGAAGAGTTATTAAGTCAGGTAAATACACCTGAGTATACAGCTCCAAAGACTGAAGAAGAACTTGAAAAGTTTAAAAATGATTATCCTGATGTCTATGAAGTTGTAGAAACTGTTGCTCATATGCAATCGGAGTCTAAAGCAAAAGTTCTAGAAGAACGCCTTAGTAAACTCCAAGAACGTGAGAATCAATTAATACGACAAGATGCAGAAAAAAGGTTAATGGATAGACATCCTGATTTTGAAGATATTAGAAACAGTGATGACTTTCATGGGTGGGCAAAAGAACAGCCTAAGTCTATTCAAGATTGGATATACAATAATGCTGACGATGCTGACCTAGCTTCACGTGCTTTAGATTTGTTTAAAAAAGATTTTGGTATTGAACCTGCTAAGATAAAGTCATCTTCTAAACAGACTAAAAAATCTGCTGCTGATATGGTATCTACAAAAACAACAAGCGTAGAACCTAAACAACAAAAGGTTTGGTCTGAAAGGGAGATTGCTGCCATGAGTGTTGCAGAATTTGATAAGTACGAACAGGAAATATCAGATGCAATGCAAGAAGGCAGAATCGTAAAATAAACTATAATTAACTACAAGGAGAATGTATCATGGCTCAATATTTTGAACCTTCAACCGATACTGATGCTAACTTTGCTAACTCCGTAAGTGGACAAGCTAATAGTTTCTTTCTACCTTCCGTTTACTCTAAAAAGGTTTTAAACTTCTTTAGAAAATCTTCGGTTGTAGAAGCTATTACTAACACCGACTATGCTGGTGAAATATCTGCCTATGGAGACTCAGTAAAGATTATCAAAGAACCTACTATTTCTGTATATGATTATACAAGAGGTAGTGACACAACACAAACTAAACTAACAGACGAAGAATTAACTCTTGTTGTTGATAGTGCTAAAGCTTTTAAATTCATCGTAGATGATATTGAAAGCAACATGTCACATGTCAACTTTAAAGAAGTTGCTTCTAGCTCTGCTGCGTATGCTCTAAAAGATTCATACGATGCTGCTGTTATAGCTGCTATGTTCGCAGGAGTTTCAACTTCATCACCTGACCATCAGTTAGGTACTGATAACGCTACTGATTTAGCGGCTGGAACTTTTGACGGTACTGGTAACTTAGACATTGGTTTTGCTTCTGGTGAGCATGACCCATTAGACGTTATGGCTAGAATGGCAAGACTATTAGACGAGCAAAATATTCCTGAAGAAGGAAGATGGTTCGTTGCTGGTCCTGACTTCTACGAAGTTCTAGGTCAAGCTTCTTCTAAATTGTTATCTGTAGACTTCAACGCAGGTCAAGGTTCAATTAGAAATGGTTTAGTGTCAAGTGGAAAACTAAGAGGATTTGATATGTACAAATCAAACAACATTGCTGCAACATCTAATGCTGCTGGTAAATGTATGGGTGGTCATATCTCATCTACTGCAACTGCTAATACAATTCTTTCAACAGAAGTCCTAAGAGACCCAACATCTTTTGGCGACATCGTGAGAGGTCTTCATGTTTATGGTGCGAAAGTACTTAGACCTGAAGCATTAGTAACTGCTTTCTACGGTATTGATTAAGAATAATCATTTGGGGGAGTCTTAGGACTCCTCCTTTTTTAAATGGAGAATAATATGAAAGGTGATTACAAAAACGATATAGGTAACAAATCTGCTAAACGTGAAAAAATGATGTATGGTGGAATGAAGAAAAAAATGAAAGGTGGTGGTAGAGTAAACTATGGTCATGGTGGTAAAGCAGAAGTAATGCCAAAAGGAAAACCTTGCTAAGATGAAAGTCTCAGCACCAAAAGGCTATCACTGGATGAAATCCGGTAAGTCTTATAAATTAATGAAAGACCCTTCAGGTGGATATAAACCTCATAAGGGTGCAAGTAAAACAGCAAACTTTAAAATTCAAAAGGTACATAAAAAATAATGGCTACTACATATCTAGATTTAACTAACGAAGTATTAAGAGAACTCAATGAAGTTCCATTGACTGCTGCAAACTTTGCAAATGCTACAGGTATTCAAAAGTTTGTAAAAGATACTGTAAATAAATCTATATTTGATATAGCTAATCAAGAACCTCAATTACCTTTCTTTTCTGCTGGAGTTAGTGGAAGCACTGACCCCTTTTATGGCAACGTAACTGTTGCTTCAGTAGCAGGACAAAGATGGTATACTTTGAAGGCTGATAGTTCTAGTATTACTACAGATTATGCTTCAATAGATTGGGATGATTTTTATGTAACAACAATTAACGTAAGTGGAGAAACAGCTCCTTACGTTTCTAAAGGGTTAAAATTTTTAACTCTTGATGATTGGAAAAGATACTACAGAGATAGCGAAAACGAAGATGACGCTAACTCACAAAACTATGGAGAACCTAAATTTGTAATTAAGTCTCCAGATAGCAGGAAATTTGGATTAAGTCCTATTCCTGATAAAGTTTACAATATACACTTTTATGCTTTCGTAAGACCTACTGCTTTGTCAGCTTACGATGACACAATGGTTTTACCAGAGCAGTACAGTAATATTGTAACAGCTAGAATGAGATACTATGTGTGGCAGTTTAAAGAAAGTCCACAACAAGCAGCTTTTGCATTGGATGATTATAAAAAAGGATTAAAGTATATGAAGTCTAATCTTATGAATCCAACGCCAAAATATATGACAGACGATAGAAGATACTTTTAAATTATGGCACGTTCACAACCTTTTACAGTAGCATGTGCAGGTGGATTAAATACTTCATCTAATTCAATAGATTTATTACGTACACCCGGAGTAGCTACAGTTTTACAAAATTTTGAATCTTCTACTGCTGGAGGATATAGACGTATTAATGGTTTTACCAAATATAAAGTTGGTTCTGTTACAGCTACACAACCTACAGGTGGTACAACTAATATACTAGGAGTATTTCCATATGCAGATGGAGTTATAGTAGCTGCTGGTACAAATATTTATTTTAGTAATGACGGTGCTACATGGATAGAAATAAATAAATTATCTGCAGGTAGTGGAGATAACTACTCAACCTTTACAGGTAAATCAGTTACTGCTAGAACTGGTCAAGGTCAATGTCAGTTTGTACTTTTTGAAGGTGCAACATTTGATTATGGTGAAGTAATTATAGCAGACGGAGCTAATAAGCTTTGGGGTTTTAGAATGGAAGGCACAGGAGCCTTAAATACTAGAACATTTTTTACAGAAGAAATTACAGTAGATGGTACGAATGGTGTAAAGTATATTACTATTCATGACCATCATTTAATTGCAGCAGGAGTAGGAGATAATTTAAACAATGTTTATTACAGTGTTTATAATGACCCTAATAACTTTACAGGCTCTGGTGCAGGTTCTGTAACTATATCAGATAAAATTAAAGGTATTAAAGGATTTAGAACAGATTTAATAGTTTTTGCTGAAAACAGTATACATAAATTAATAAATATAAATGATAGCTCAAGTATACGTATAGACCCTATTACTGAAAACGTAGGTTGTCTAAGTGGCTACAGTATTCAAGAGATTGCTGGTGACTTAATATTTTTAGCACCAGATGGATTAAGAACAGTAGCTGGTACAGCAAGAATTGGTGACGTTGAGTTAGGAACAGTTAGTAAAGCAATACAGCCTATTATAACAGAACTAGCAAATAATGTCAATGAATAT